GCCTCTGCAGGAGCCTCTGGAGCAACCTCAACTTCATTAACTTCTGGAGTTGCTTCTGCAACTACTTCTGTATTTTCTGTCATAGGATTATCCTCCTTTGCTATCTTAATTGTTCTAATGCCTTTTGCACTATCAACTAAGAACTTTATCATTTCTGTTTTTTCTGAATCATTTTTTTCAACAAAACCAATGTTTTTCATTTCTTCGCCAGTGACTGGACTTATCTCTGATTCATTTGCTGACAAAGTTACTAAGCCAGACTCTGAGTCATAAAATACATTTTCAACAACTAAGTTAGCTGATGATCCTGTTAGTGTGTCTACTCCGTTAACCTTTTCAACGGATACAATATTTGCAAATTGATTTGCTGGGGAATCTACAAGACTCAACTCAATCAAATCATATTCTTTAATAACTCTAATTGTTTTATCTGATTTTTCATCATATGCATCGTCCCACTTATTCATTCGTCCCCCAATAGAAAAACCAGTGTAGGTTCCATCAAGAACCTTCTCCCATGCATCTTGTGCGCCCTTTGAGATATACGCTGATACAAAAACACCCTTATAAAATTTCTTTGATTCTGGATCAAAATATTTTTCTTCTTTAAATGAAACCATCTTGCCTACTGCTGATGGCTGGTGCATTTCTCTGATGTTGCCACGGAACTTAGCAAAAGCCTCCATAGAAGCTTCAGTAGTTACAATGTCATCTTGCTTATCAAGGTTGTCCAAAGAAGCAAAGCCAGAGACAATACGCTTCTCTTTATCTACCTTTGTAAGTGGCATTGACAGACGTACATTATCGCCGTCTGTTGACCAATGTGCTTTATTTATATTCATGACGATTCTATTATACCAAACCTTTTAAACTATTTCTCAACTATTGAGACGCTCTACCTTCACCCTGTGGATTACGTCCAGTTGTGGTTGCAGGTCCATCAGATTGGCTATTGTTTCGTTCAGTATCTCTTGCTCTGTTGCCAGATGCATTCGCTCTAGAATCTGTTGCTTGTCTTGGAGACATTTCAAATGGAGTATCTCCGCCTGGATGCTGTGGAAGACCAATTGCTTCACGAGCCTCATTAGGCATCATAACTTGAGTCTTTACATATCGCTCAAGAATTTGTGATTGAGTAATTTCATCTGTAAGTGTAAGTTCGTTAAACTTTAACTCAAGTATGTCTGTTTTTTCTTTAATGATCTTGTTGATAACTTTATTTAAGTGCCCTTGTGCAGGACGTGAAACCTGTTCCTTAAATGTTCTATCTTGTGCAATTGATGCTGCGATTGCTGCTGAATCAGTACCGCCAAGTTTTGAAATTGGCACCTGATGAGCAACAAGAATATCATCACGATTTTGCTTGCGGTATTCCTTGAATGAGCCATCTTGTATTCCGTTTTCAATTGGCTCCATTTTGAACTCAACCTTGTTCTGGTCAGTATCTCCAGGAAGAGGAATATAAAGGGTTCTATGAGACTGTGCCTTAAGGCCTGTCTGCAAGAAGCGGAACATCTTGTCCTCTGCTTCTCCAGAAAGCTTTGCGCCCTTTAAGGTTACGACATATCTTGGAACAGCCTTATTCTCAAAGTAGTCAATGTTATATTGTGATGCAAGTTGATCACCAATAAGTGAAGGAAGTGCTGCAATAATATCAGGAATTCCATAGAAAGTGTTTAGTGGAGAATACTCCTTGATATGAATAATCTCATTTGGACGTGGATCTTCTGTGACTGGATTAGGATTGGTTGCACCAAAGTTTCTAAAGTAAACAATCTTTTGTGAAATGATCTGCATATATCCATCACGCAAACGGCGAACACGAATTGTAGTTGATGGTATATGACCAACATATCCAATGTCTCCATTTACTGTACGACCTATTTCAAGGTATCCATTTCCAGTAGACTCAACGTCTGTGTAAACCTTTTCCATTGTCTTTGTAAATGAATCATCATCATTAAGGTTTTCTAGCCAGTCACGCATTTCAAGCTTCATTCTTTCCATACGCTTCCGTGCTTTATCTATAGCGCTTTGTTCCTTACCCTCAAAAGAAAGCATGGTGCGGTCTGTTGCTTCAAATGAATATCCAAGACCAACAATATTTGCAACCTTTGCATCAATAGCAGCGTGGTTAGCAAAAGATGTATCATAAAAATTTGCAAGTTCATATAGATTATATGGAGGAGTAATTACATCAAATAGTCCATAACCATTTCTGTATACCGTTCCAGGATTGATCTGCTTTGATGAAGCATCCACACCTGATGGTGTAACATTTGCAGAATCTAGATATGCTGCATTGTTTACATCTGCAAACTTGTTAAGGTTTCTTGCTGTTCTACGACGAAAGTTTTGTTCTAATCCAGAAAAGTCTTTAAGCATGTCCCAAGATTTATTAAACGGGTCTTGCTCTTTAAAAGAGTTTACCGTTTCTTCTTGTGTATTTAAACTTGCAGAAATATACTGATATTCTTCATTAGCCATTTTCGTACGCTTCTCTTCCATGTGTCTCAAGTGTATCTTTTGCAGCTTTCCAAGCACCTAAGTCATTTTTAGAAGGTATCAAACCACTGACCATACGATCAAGTTGTTCTGAATGTTCTTCTTCTGAAATACGTGTTAGCCCAGGAACAAATATTACTTCTCCATCTCCTGCATCGCCATAGTGCTTTGCTGCATTCTTTAGCTCAGTCATCTTAGAGATATCATTACGCATAGACTCAATATTTAAAACATTACCATTACCGTCAGTAAACCAGCGACCATTTGCTTTTTTGTAAACATACAAGCCCCAGTCATAGTTCTTTTCAATGACCTTTTTGCGTACATTTCCAACAATTGGTAAACCAGTCTTTTGATTAATTAATGGATTAGTTGTATTACTCATAACCATAAGTATACCATAATCATGTTAAAGTGAACCAGTTGTAACCATTAGTATAACTTGATCTCACATGCGTCTGTGGAACAGTAGCTCTCGCCTTCAGCCTCAAGATTCTCTACACCATCATAAATAGCAGACCAATCAATCTTTCCAATTGTTCCTACGTATGAGTTGTATTCTTCTCGTGAGATTTCTGTATATGGTTGCTGTGGATAAGTTTTATTTCCCATTGGAAGGAATGAAACCGCCTTCAGTTGACCTTCATACATATTAAGTGCTGGAGCAACAAACTGCTTTTCTGTTTCCTTATCAAAAGATAATGTTACAGAAACACCATTGTCTGACCAGTACTTCTGAGCAGTTGCTGCCAAACCAATCTTTTCAAATAGGCTAACCTGCTTTTCAGCACGCTTATGTCCAGATGCTACAGGGAAATATACTACTGATGTATTTGCTGATACAAGGTCTTTTTCAATCTTATACCCCGCAGCTTTGAAAAGATGAAGCATTGGGTCTTGATCACCAAAACGAATAGCACGCAAATAAAATTCTCCTCCAGGACCCCAGTGAACTCCAGGAGTTGCACCAGAAAGTAGTGATACTGAACCTGATGGCTTGACGGTAGTTACACGAACTGACTCACGAACACATAGCCATTCTGAATACTGATGATCATATTTACGAATTGTGTTATAACCATCATCCATCCATTCACGTGTTGTTGGCAAACCATATTGGTCAGCAAATGCAGCAATACCTGTTAAAGATGTACCAATACGACGATTACGTTGCATAATACCGTTTGTTATTGGCCAATGTGTTGGCATAAGAGTTACAGTCTTTCCATAAAGATATGCAAACTTCAATGTCTTGAGGAAGTCCTCCTTAGATTCATGACGATTTAAATGCACTTCTACAAGTGTACATAATTCGTATGACTCTAATGGCTGCTCCGCACAAGGATTGAATCCCATAATACGGGAATCCTTATAGTCTGGTGCATCTGCAAGGCGACCATAATCTCTTGCAACTCCAAGCCAAATAAATCCTGGCTCTCCATTATCTGCAATTAAATCTACATAGTCTTCATATTTTGTTCCAATTTCAGCAGCAATGGAATTATTTGACATCCATGCCCAGCCTGGCTTTTCTGGATCATATGAGTTTCTTTCTGGAAATACTTCTGGATTCTTAAGATTAATAAATCCATCATCTTCTGGAGTTCCAAGAGCAAGAGTTGCAGAACGACGAACATTTCCAGAAACAACACATGTACCAATTAAGTTTACGGTATCAACAATTGCACGACTATCTAGAAATTCTCCAGCTCTAGAACCAATTACATTACGAATACGTGTATGGAGATCAATAAGTGGTGCTGGACCGCTGGCTACCCCTCCAAAGCCCTTAATAGGTGCTCCTAGAGGACGTATAAGGTCATAGTTAAATAATTGAATTGGTTGATTTTGACGAAGGAATGAGTTAATTAAAAGACGAACTGATTCTACCCATCCTTCACGGGTATCAGGAATATCATAAGTTGATGCTGGTTCAGTTGGAGCATAAATTGCCATCTTCTTGTCTTGTCCAAGAGTATCAAATCCAACTCCAATGCCTAACATTAAAGCATCCATTACCCAAGCAAATAATGCACCAGGATCATTGCGATCAAGGTCTCTAGTTGAAACCATTGCACAATTTTGAAGGGAGGCAGAGTTACGTTTCTCCATAGTCATAGGAGTACCAAATGCCCAAAGACCACGACCTGGTGGAGTCCACTTTAATTCAAACATTCTTTGAAAAGCTTCTTGTGCAGACTTCTGTGCTTTATTATCATTCCATGGTAGACGGTTATCTTTAGCATGATTCTTTTGAACTGAATACATACCCTCAATTACACGACGGCAAACTTCATGCCAGCGTTCTTTAGTCCCATCTTCCTTAACACGAGAATATGTACGAATAAATGTTATTTCTCCTAACGAGTTAGATCCTGCATCTGAGAATCCAAATGGTGCTGGAGTTAATTGATATTTATTTACAAATTCTTCTGATAGACGAAAAGAAAATACGCTTTCTGACATTTTATATACCTTTCAAAGTAAAATTAGATGAGTACTTCATGTTTTCTGAAGTAGTACCTAAGTATAACATACTTTAAAAAGAAAAACACGCTCATAAAGAGCGTGTAAATCTTTAGTATAGAGTTAGCACTCTATTATTTTATAAGTACTATGCTGTTAAGTCTCCGACTACAACCCATGTATCTGTAAGACGCTTAATTAATGTTACTGATGACCACTGGGCACGTAACTTTAATCCAGGTGTTCCATTTATAGTAACGCCTAATCCAGCAGTAATTGTTGTTTGACCTGCTCCAGTTTGTAGAACTGTAATTTGTGATCCTACTGGAAAATCAACTGATGAGCTTGGTGGAACTGTTAAAGTATTTGCAGATGCATTACTGATTTCAACAAGCTTTCCTTTATCTGCAAGAGCTAAAGTATAAGATGCTGACTGTGCATTAGTTGCAATATCAGAAAGTATTAAGTTACCAGTTCCAATTTCATCAGTAACCATTGATGCAAGATTTGCAGATGATGGAGTTGTAAGGAATGTTGCCACGCCTGTTCCAAGGTTTGCAATTCCAGTTGCGACTGGCAATCCCGTTGCATTTGTTAATGTTGCAGATGCTGGAGTTCCTAATGCTGCACCATTTGGGATTGTTACAGTTCCAGTAAATGTTGGAGAAGCAAGTGGTGCTTTAGCAGCAAGATCTGTTGTAAGCCCTGAAATCTTAGACTGAGCGATTGCTGCTGAAGCGTTAATATCTCCGTCAACAATTGTTCCATCAAGTATCAGCGATGAAGTTATTGCCCCAGTTGAAATAGAAACTTCGTTACCTGATACAGTTATTCCAGTTCCTGCTGTGATTGTTCCTGAACCTGAGAACTGGAATACATCAATGTTATCTGTTCCAACAACAAATGTTGCAGGGTCTGCAACTACCTGAATCCACCCTGTCCCAGCGTTTGTTCCATCTTGTACGAATATGTATGCGCCTGGAATCTCTGATGCTTCATCACAATATATACAACGAGTAAGAACGTAAGGTGTTGATACAGACCCCATATTTGAGATATAGTATCTACCATTTTGAGCCTTATTAGTTTGATTCTTTACAAGAATACCTTTTCCAACTGCCCAACCTGATGCTCCACCTGCTTCTGCAGGAAATACT